CTGATGATATTGTCCATCTGAACCTGATACTCTTAATACCCAATAAGCAAAATTACCATCAGTAAATTCTTTTCTAGCTGATTCTAACTTTGATGCTTCTGCTTGTGCTTCTGTAAAATTATTTGCCATTTACTTTCTCCTTAATTACAACTATAAATATTAGTTTGTGTCAAATCTAACCACAAAACTTAAAGACATTTCTTTATCATTTTTTATCGGCCTAGCTGTTTTAGCTATTGCTAACAATTCGTTATTATCATTGTATAATCCAATTGACGTAACATAAGTAGCAAAATCTGAATGTGTTGCTTCACCAATCAATTCAGTACCCAATTCATATTGTTTGTTTTTAAACGAACTAGTTGAATATCCTATCAACTCATATGAAGTAGTATCTCTAGTTGTGTTAACTAAATTATCATTCATGTAATTAGTTCCGTGAAAACTAATACTTCCACTATATCCAACTTTCAAACTTCTATTAGTCGTATGATTATATCGATTTTCATCAACTTTACAAACATACTCTCTTTCATAAATAGTTTGTGTTGAATCAAATTTTAAACTAAATCCATCACTACCTTGACCTCTACCTACTTGTGAGTAAGAACCAGTATCGGTTACTACTAATATACCATCATCATAAAAAACATTCCCAACAACACTACCACTATTATTTGAATCTGGTGTTTTAGATGCATAGCTAGAACTAAAAGCTACATCATACAAATTTCCATACCCATCATCTTGTAATATTATTGTAGACTCTGTACTGTCATCAACGAGTTGTACTGATTTAAATGATATTCTTTCACCAAATAGTTGTTGTGGTACTGATATCACAGTTGCAGAGTCGTGTAGTTGTCTAGTGTACGGTCTACGTAAAATCATTGAACTTGGTTTAGAAGTGCTCTGAAGATGATTTGTTTTTGTATATTTAATAATACCACTTCTACCAGTAGGTACTCCATTAATATAATCTATTCTACCACGCATAGTAGTTATATCCATGTAGTACATAGTATTTATAGAATAATAATCTGGAATTTCGTAAAAGACACTTGCAGAAATGGTTTTAGATGATGCAGCTGATATTGCACCTTCACCATTTGTGTTAAATCCATACAATTCAGAATCACTACCTTTTGTTATTGGAATGGAATATATCCCGCTACCACTATCTGTATTCGTCACGGTAAAAGTTTTATTAACTTTAAATGGTGAGATTAAGATATCATCGGATTCGAGATTCTTGAATAACATCTTAGAATCCTTTAAAAATCGAGTTTTACTTTAATAAGTGCTTCTCTTGATTTTGACTTTAATATTGGCTTACTTAATTTAGCAATTGCAATTAACTCATTAGCATTATTATATAATCCTACTGTGGTTATATAAGTTTTAGGTTCTGTAGACATTGCAGGTATTACTTGTTTAGTACCAGCTATAGACTGTGTGTAGAAAGTTTCATTAGTAGTTGCATTAAACCTACCAGAAGTAGCTCTAATAAAATAATGTAATGAAGATATCTCTTCCTTTCGTCTCATCTGAAAATAACCACCATCTACAATAGCATCAAATAATTTTCTATTATTTCTATCATCACTATTTGAACCAGTACTATGTGGTAAATTTAAGGTTGCTGTACCTAATTTTTCAGGATTTAGAAGTATCATACCCAATGCTGGATAAAATGTTCCATAAGAACCAATAGCACTTGGTGTCTCAGCAGAAGCTGCAGTATCGATTGTTGTACCACCAATTAAAGAACCACTAACAACATTATACTCTGGTGCAAAATTTCTTGCAAAAGTATTACCACCATTGTTCGTAGAGAAGTCGTCAACGAGTTTTATCTTACCAATACTAGAACTCAAATGTAGTTCCCATCCACCTGGTTCAATTGCTTCTCTCATTCTTGCTCTGTTCAAAGTTATTGCATAAAATTGTTTTGCAGTTGTATTACCTTGAAATGTAAAGTTGGTAGTTTCAGGAGGATTTATTAACTGATTAAACTGTCCAAATATAGCAGCTGTAGTTCTATCACCAGTAGCACCTTTAGTTCCCAAAGAACCACTACCTTCTCGATGACCATATACTACTCCAAACTGAACTGAAGCTGATGCATTCGCACTAGGATCATATCTATAAACGTCTATATTATAATCACCAGTATTAGTGTATTGTGTAGAAGAGCTGAAAAAAGTGTTTATACTACTCGCGCCATCTTGCCATATTCCAGACGTGACAACTCCAGTATCAGCACTTATATCTTCATTTGTTAAATCTTTATATGCCATTTTTTATATTCCTCGTATTTGTTTTAACCGTAAGGGTTACCAGCACTTTGACCACTATTAGCCATTCCAGCACCACCATCGTTTAATGGTCCTAGTGGATCTATACCCGAACCAGGATCTGCTTCTACGGTAAGATTGATAACTTTGACTAATCCAGATGATAAGCCTTTTACTGTTATTGTTGTAGCTGCTCTAATATTTATAGATTGTGTATTTAACTGAACTGATGATGCCGTTCTTGTAGTAGATAGACCACCGTTAAACCTTACTACATTTGTATTCTCTATAGTAAATTCATATTGTTCTGTTAAGCCACCTACTGTTTCTGGATTAATTGATATTGGTTCATTTTTACCAAGTACTCCCAAATCTAACGAACCTACATTTAATGTCATTCCAGAAACTGGTGTATCAACTAAGAAACTACGAAATGTAGTTCTAGATGGTGTAGCTTCTAATAGAGACATATTCTCAATGACAGCACCGTATGAATCAGTTCCATTTGGGTGAGTGACATCATATAGTGTGTAGTCTACCTCTTCATCACTTAATGCAAATTTTGTAATTCCTAAATCACCACCATTTGCTAATATTTGACGACCTCTTTTTGTTAATATTGCGTCTACGGTAATACTTGAGTTGTCTAAAAATCCCATATTATTGTCTCCAATGAATTGTTTGTTGATATAACTTTTCTATAAATAAATATCTATGATTAATTTTTTTGAACATTTTTTATTCTGAGTTATTATTATTACTACTTTCTGTATTATTTACTGGTCTAGCTATTATTCTTTTATTACCACTTTGGTCTATACTAAGTTTACTTATACCACTATTAGTTGGTACTGCAACAGTTGGTGCTGTTGATGTAACTATAAATGGTAAGTCACCATCAATGGTTGTATCGGATGTATTTTTAACACCCTCATAAAAAAGTCTTCTAAATGCAAGTGTATGTTGGTATGATGTATCTTTATCAGATGTATATAGTGACTTAGAATTATAAAAGTTTACATGTGGATCTATACTATATAGAGAACTTTTAGCCCAATCTTCAGCACTATTATAGAAAAACTTATATTCTTGATTGTGTTCTGATAATCTTTGGTTTATTACCATAGCTCCAGTTGGTTCTTGGTATACATAATCAGGAGTTCCATATTTAGCTGAACCACTTATGTATAAATTTCTATCATCAAAGTTGTCATTAGCAGCAAACTTATATAATGATGGTAAATCAAAACGAAATACTTGCTTATCAAGTTCACCTTCATATACTGGATATTCTGTTGATATTTTTAATAATGAATGACTAGCTTCTTGATTAACTCCATCATTATCTACATTATGATGAAAATTAGTTACATTTATTTTAGTTTGATAATCAATTTGTGTAAAAGATGGATTATTTCTTTGTATAGGATTCTTTGACCTTTCAAAAATATTAGGTTCAATGACAGTTCCCATTTGAGGTTTTGCTCTCATTGGTAGTAATTTTTTAAATTGTTTAAAGATAGATTGGTCATAATATTTTATTAAACGCATGTAATCCCAAAAATCATTTTTACCTGTATATTTTTGAAAGTATTTATTCGCAGATTCCTTTAACTCGGGATATTCTGTTTTAAAATTATCTCTAGGATCACCTAGTAATTGGTTAAAATCAATGTTAGCAAATGATGCTAAAATGTCATCATTAACAGTATCTGTTGGTGAGAAGTAAATACCAACTTTTGGAGAATCAACTGGTGAAAAGTCATTGGAACTAAAATCAAATCTTTGAGTTGTGTTTAAAGATGCCCCACTACCACTTAAAAAATTATTTTCTATTCTTATTTTATCAGATGTCCTTCTATTAGGTCCGTAATTGGGTACTATAGTTTTAGTCTCATCAACAACAGACTCAAATGTATTTAATCCATCAAATCCAATTGGATAACCTTCTACGGTAATAGTCTGATTTGAACTAACATCTCTAATATCAGTTCCGTCTGATAAATTAGTATTATCATCAAATGAATATCTTACCACTAAACTCTCATATGAAGAAGATGGGGTGTTACCAACATAAGATTTTGGATCACTTACGTGAACATCAAAGAGTTGTTCTTTCAATGGTTCATTCCATAATCTAAATTCCATTAAGGAACCTGTTAATTGGTTTCCAAATACAGAAGATGCTTTACCACCAATGAATAACTCACCACTACCTGTCCAAGCTGCATTGTAGGATGATGTTGCTGTATTAGAACCAGAGATTGTTAGCGATGCTACAGAAGATTGTATAATTCTATCTAAACCAGCTTCATACTTTTTAACATATAAAGTGTAATCATATGAGTCATGTATCGAATCATTATTAGGTGAAAGTTTTCTAAGGTTAGCAGCATCCCAAAATATAGTAGATTCTGCTTTTAAATTTTCAAAACTAACTCCTAACTTAGATGTATTTGAAAATCTAATAGTTTTATTAACTTTTATTTTTTTCCATTCAGCTTCTGTTAAACCTACTACATCAGAAGATTTTATACCACCGTTATCAGTTATAGATGGATAAGTCCAATTTGAATCTTCATTCCAATTGACAACATTACCATTAGAATCTAATTCGTAAATTCTCAACCTTCCCACAGAATCTACCGTACTACCTGAAACTCTTGCGTATGCTGAAAAAGTATACCTTTCTCCAAGACTTACATCTGCTAATGATTGTGTATATGGTGTTGATGATACTTTTGGACTTTCCATATTAGAAGTGTTTACGTGTTCTAAACTACGTGTACCGTATAAAGAGAAAGCACTAGCAGAACTACTCACAATTTTAATTGTCCCATTATTTACATTGTTTGTATCAGTTTCAAATGGTGGACTGAATAATGCAGATGTTTCAAAATCTGGATTTGGAAATAATTGTTGATTTGTTTTTTCTTTTGTTAACATTAAAGAATGATATTCACCATCAAATACTGTTAAAAGAGATGAACTAACTTCATGGTAACCGTCAGAACCAGATAGAGCAAATGCTACCGTACCATAATTGTCTATAGAACCATTATCTTTTAACTTAATAGCCCAATCATTGTCTTTTTGTAAAAGAACTTGGTCTGAACCACTAACCGACCTAAATCTCATTTCTACTGTCTCTGGTTTACGAGATGTCACAATATCATCAGTCCAACTACTTGAGACAAACTGAGCACTTCTAAATCCAAGAGCTTTAGTAAACCTTCTTTTTGTTTCAAATGGAGCACGTTGTGTAGAGGTATCTAAACCACCAAATTCTCTAACCTTTAATATTGTAGATGGTATACCATAACAATTTAATATAGCCTTTATAGATGCTTCAGTACCCTTTGATTTCAATATAAATGGCATACTTGCAATGAGTCTTTTAGTTATTTCTTTGGAAACGTCAGCTTCAACAGGTGATGATAGTGAACCTGATGTGTAAAGTGAATATGAATCTCCACTTAATTTTTGACCAAATCCATACCTACTCAAATCTAATAAATCTTTACCATCTTGTGTGTCCCAACCTAGAGATTTAGCTAAACTAAAAACTAAATCTTTTGAAAAACCTTCATTTAAATCTAATCTTCTGTCTGTAATATCGGACATTGATTTTATATAAGACCAAAGTTCATCAAACTGTTGTCCAGCCATATCCATAAAATCTAAAAATTGAGTATTGTCCAAATCAGATGATATATGTTCTGGTAATAAGTTGACTAATCTATTACCATTCTGTTGGTCGTAGAAAGATGCACTATATATTTGACCAGTTTTACTACTAACAGAACCATACCATGATATGAAATCAGCATTGGATGAACTTACAGGTTTATATGGATCTGCATACGTTCCACTACCTACTTTAGGCCAAGAAGCATCTTGAAAGACTCCAATAGAACTTGACGCATAAGTTGATTTTATGTTATATAAATATTTTTCATATCCATCAAAATTATTTTTAATATTTCGTATCTCTGTAACATGTTTTTCTAAATCAAAGTTTCCATTAGTAACACCAACGAATGAAGCACTTAATGCTGTATTTTTTTCTATTTGTTGTAATTTATATTTAAAGTTTTTTAATCTTTTTTCTGCGGATGAAAAGTTTACAAAATTTTCATAATTAGAATAATCTACACTTAACTCTGCTGGTTTTTTAATTAAAAACTTATCTTCAATTTCAACTTTTAGTTTAGAATTATTAGTAACTAAATCGGTATAACTTTGTAAATTAGTTGATCTTTCTGTAATAGGTGAGTCTTCTGGTAAAGATTCTCTAGGTATCAATACTTGAAATTCTTCGTCCTCTTGGTCGTATGCAAAAAGTTCCACGGTATCTTCAATTTCTGGTAATATTTCATCTACAATATAACCCATTGATTTTTCATTTACGTCATCTGGTAATGGTTCATATAACTTATATATTACGGAATTTGGTGAATTTGGAAAAGTCTCATTATCTGAAATCACATTTGTTGTTAGTAATAAATTGTCGTCTCCAAAATGTAAATACGTATTTAAATCTCTTTTATCATTTGATTTATATGTAATAGTCCAATTATTTATTGTGCTTGCTGGATTTATACCTGTTTTTGGGTACTCTCCTGTAGCTATTATACCATTTAGACCTTCTTGCCAAGTATTTGCTATTTCTAAATTATTATTTGAGACACTAACTATATTTGCATAAAAGTTTTCATATTGTGGTATACCTTGATATTCTTCTTCAGCAGAAACTACTGATCCATCTTCAATAACATAAAATAAAAAAGGTTCTGATGAGTATTCGTTTTCTGATGTTCCCCCATTATCGCTCCTTCCAATCCATGTACTATGACATGAAATAGACATGAGAACATCACCATCAGTATATCCAGCTGCGAACTGATTCAGGTCAAATGTCCAGTTTTCTGCATTATTATCTTGTTCATTGGGATTTATATCTACCGTAAGTTCTAATAATACGTCACCATTAACAACCTCTAATTTCCATTCTCTTTCAATAACATCTGGATAATTATTACCCCCACCACCGGTGTGTTTAATAGTAACATCAGTATCCCATGTTGTAAAGTATTCGTCTCCTACGTTATTAACACTAAGTCTTGATTCAAGTCCGTCTATAATCTGAAAATCTGCCATAATTACATTCCTAGCTTGGTTTTAGCTTTGCTGTTCTTATACATGCTGGTAGAAAAACCATTGAGGATTGATTGGCATTATTGTTAATTGATAATTTTATAGAGTAGTAGACTTTTTTACCAAATATCATTAAGTCCAAAACACTTCCGTTTGTACTATCAATTGTTGTAGCTGTATTAACTAGACTTGTACTTCTATTAGCTCTACCTTCTATGGTTGAAATATTAGGATCATCTGATGCTGTAGCCCAATCAGCATATTCAGGATCATCTATATTTAAAATTTTGAATTGTTCCTGTTCCCAATGTATAGAATCTGCATCAGTTATTTTTTTTGTTGTACCAGTCACCGGAATATATTCTTTCTCGTCTTCCTCATCATAATTTCTATAATATCCAGAGACTGTCCATGTGTATGTTGTAGGTAAATTATTTGGTTTAAAACTATTACTTCTTAAACGCACTATTGAATACTCCTGTATTCCATGTGGTGGATTAGTATCTTGGTTGGTAGCAAAGGTTGGTGTTTTATAACTTTGCCAGTTACAGTATCTAATCTTACTAATAGTACCATTATAATTTTCGTCATCTGAAGCTTCACTTGATTCTGTTCCTCCACTATCCACCGCAACACTAGTTTGTCGTAAATTATCTGACATTTGACTTTCTAAACTCTCTTCAGTATCGTATTGTTTGAATTGACCCTGATAAACTGATAGTGATTTATCACCCCAACCATCACCAGCTACACCCGACATTAATTGAAGTTCTTGTCCGTAATGAATAGGATCAATAAAAAATCGGGCTTGCATTTCTTCAGAATCAACTTCTGTACTTGAAAATGGTTGGTCGTCTACCATTGTATTCTCACTTGGAATTATATGACTTGTAATAAACGCATTTGGTATAATAAGTTTACCATTAGTAAGTATATTTGTAGGTAATTCTTGACTTTCAACTACTAATTTTAAATCATTAGTATTTAAAAAATCATCACTACCACCATTCGGTTGATGAAAACTAAGAGGACCGTATTGTTCACTAGTTATACGCTCTCTTACATTTTTAAGTCTTATAAAATCATTATTATATTTTGAATATTGTATATTTTGAGGTGCTAATCGTAATTCAGTTCTAGATGGTGATATTTCGTGTACAAAATATTTATTTTCTTTTATAAATAAATCTCTACCTATACGAGCTCTATCATTTGGATTACTAGAATCAAACTGATCTGTATAAATATCTCCATTTGTGTCAACTAAAAGTGTTTCCCAAGAACCTGCTTTTTTTCTTAAAAAGTTATATTTGACTTTAAACTTACCCCTATCGTATCCCATCTTTCTTAGAACAGTTCCTGTTTTGATACTAACACCAACATCTGTATTAAACTCCCAATCATCTGTACTTAGTATACTGCTCTCCAAATAATTATTATTAACATCATATACACTTATCTGTACAAAGTCATTTATATTCTGACCAAAGACACCACCAGTATAAGATAATGAGGGTGAATCGGATACTATATTACCCGTTAGTAATAAATCAAGATCTTTTTCATTTAACTTTGACATTAAATCATATCCTCACCATCTGCTATTGAATTTATTTCTACTTCTGATAATACTTTTAAGTTACGAATTTGATAACCCTCTGCAAAAAATGAATTTAGACTTGGAAATTTTCTTTTTTTATTTCCTTCAAGTAACCACTTGGTAAAATCAGTTGAAAATGTACTTGTAATTATGTCACCATTATTAACACTACTAGGTAAAGTAGATGCTCCTGCATCCTCAACTAACTCTGTTATACTTCTGTCAATAATGTTGTCCATTATTTCTTTATCGTATACGTGACGTTCATTTGATCGAATTGTTTTAGAATATTGTTCTATCCAAGGAACTAAACCTTCTGCTGGTGTAACGTAATCATCACCTTGTTCCACTCCAAAATCAGATGCATCCAAATTCAAACGGTCTAGTTCAGTTGGTAAAGTTGAATATGTTGAATTGTTTAGTATTTGAGCATTTTCTAAACCAAATCCAGTATCAATATCTTCATATGATAATAAAGTATTAGCCGAATCCCTAAATTTTCTTTTTGCTCCAGATACTATTTTTTTAACAAAATCATGACGTAATTTATCTATGAATTTAGTGTAAAAACTTACATCTTTTAACTCTTCTTTTGTGTACGGCATTACTGAGAAACCTTAAATGTAAATCCTTCATCAAAATATTGATCTATCTCATCAGAACCACTACCACTTTTAACTCTAAACTCTAGTGTATAGTATCGTTCTGCTTGATATCCATCTAACCAAAGATTGAAAAAATTACCAGTCGAATCACAACTTATAAATGAACCAGTACCAAACGGTACAATAACATCAGCAGTTTCAGCATCTTTAATAGAGTAATATGACGAACCACTTGGTAAAGTTTTTACATTTAAATTTGATGGTGTTGTCGAATATGTTTTTTCTGGAAACCTTTCCTTACCCACCAATCTAAATTTTACTTTTGACTTCTCCTTGTACTCTGGTCGTAAACCTTTCATGTAAATAGTCATATCTTCTATATTAGCTTGTGTTAAAGGTGATAACGAACCTTCTGACCAAGTGGAATCATTCCAAACCGTTTCTAATGTTGGAGGATATTTTGTATGAGTGTCTGAAGAGAAAAATGCTAAATCACCAAACCGTGTTGTATTACCTTCATCAGTATTAGTGTCTGTATTACCACGATTACCATTTCTTTTAACCATAAATCCCTCATTTGATACAGAACCACTTAACCAACTTTTCACTATATCAGTAACGTTGATTCTAATATCAGATGTCTTATGTGTAATTGCATATGATGCTGAGATTTCTTGTTTCCAATTACCACCAGAAGAACTTACATCACCAGGCCATATAGTACCACCTATTTCTCCATCTACATACTGCCAACTACACCCCTCAGTAGTTATTGGATTATCATATGCATTACCATCACCCATTATCCAAGAACCACTAACAGGATATGCATACAAGCTCTGTGAAGTTATTAGGTTTTGTGACCTAGCATCATATAGGTTTAAATAAAAAGATGGGTTTGTGATTGTACTATTGACCATAGAAGCTGATATGTAACTTAAATCAAATTTTACTAAAATACGAGATACGTTAACCGAATCACCAGAATCACTAACCTCTTTTTTAATTTCTAATATCTCATCCATTCCAGCATTTAAACTAGCACTAGCTTGATATAGAGTTGTATCTTTTTCTGCGAATGTAAAATAATGCATTTAACTACTCCCTAGTTCCTAAATTATCACCTAAAACTTTACCCTTAATGTCTACATTAGGAAACTTAATTTCAAATATACTAGGATCTAATGCTGGATATAAAACACCACCACGAAACGAAGATGCTATATCATAAAAATTACCCGAATATCCTTGAGATGTATTATATTTATTCTCCACTACTATTGGTAAATTATTTGGATTATCAGTTTCAGGATTTACTACCGTAGCAACACCTTCTATAAGTGATAATTCATAAACCAAATCTGTGAGTACTATAGGTTGTCCAATTTGCCATCTATCAATATTAAAGAAATCTTGTACTGTGGAAACACATCGTAATAGGACTTCGTTTTTATTAAAACCAACTTTAGTTAGTATTGAAAAACTTATAGCAATATTAATAATATATGCATCCTTAATGTTTACAGCATCGGTAACCAACCTGTATTGTGAAATATATGTTTTTAGATTTCGTTTAGAAGTTTCTGATAATGGTATTAAATTTTTATTACTATTATATCCCAAGGTGTACATATTCATTGCTAGTGGATTTGGTATTGAATTTACTTGTAAATCTTTTAAATTTTTATCAACATCATCTTCTGTTATTTTTCTATCTAACAATTCATGCATTCCTTTTTTACTAAGTTGTTCATCTTGTGACATATGAACCTTGGCAACTGTACCATACTTTGCTGGTAAAGAATATGCTCTCACAATATAATCATCTTTAGTAACAGCCCTTTGTTGTGATTGAAAGTAAGCCAAAGCATTTTCTCGTGTCTCTCTAACAGTCTCACCTGAAGAACCACCAGAAGCAGGTTTTGGATTAATGAATGAAACAGAGTTTTGTGATTCTTGAACTAAAGATGACGCTAATCCAGAATCATTGATTGTATAACTTATAGAAGAAATCCTTGTAATTTCATTAGCGTTTACATTATCATCAATTCCACCCCCAAATGCATACGTAATTGTCAATGTAGTATTAGCAGGTGCTAATCCAAATGTACTTGTCTTCAAAAAGTTACTAGGATCAAATGCTGTGGTTAAATACGAGGGACTACCTGGTAAATTTGAACCAACACTTGTCGGGTCTGGAACAATTTCCTCATCAGGATTATCGGATATACCAGCACCAAACCTTAAAACTGTTTCTTCGTTTTCGTTTATATAAGTTGTAAATCTTCTAGATACTCTTTTTAACTTTAAAATATAAGATGCTACTTCTCTATCTGCAATTGAGGTTGGATCATTAGTATAATTATTTTCCATATCCTCAAACACAGTATCCCTTGCCAAAGAATCTACTTCATACCATTTATTACCATCACTATCTATACAAGATATTATTTCTATAATGTCGGGTTCTGATAACTTTATTTGAGTATATTTTTCTGCATTATTAAATTGAAAAAACTCAGTACGTGTGTTTCCACTTTGAACCCTCACTTGTTTTTTTAGTAAAAATTTAGTTGGTAATCCAGCATTGGATTCGAATATACTAGCTTCACGTTTATCAAATGAACTTGAAAATTTAAAATTACAATCTTCAGTTGTTCTAAATAATGTACCATTTCCTGCAGCTATTTCAGTTCCACCGTCCACGACTAATGCGTATCTATAATCTGGTAAATTGTTTAACGCTGGTACAGTTTGGAATACATCCAATACAGCTGTAGCTGCTGACGTAGTTTTTGGTTTATATCCAAAGGACTGAGCTATGTTGTATACATTTCGTTTTTCCTCTGCATACGCTAACATAGATTCTCTAAATTGTGAATCGATGTAATATGATAGAACATCACCCACATAAGCTGCCATTTCAATGAACATCATACCTGGTGATGCTTCATTAAAATCATTGTATGTATTTGGAAAGTATTGTTTAGCAAATTCAATAAGATTTACTTTAAAATCACTAAAGTCTTTATTTAAATAGTTTACTGATTTTAGTGTTTCTTTTTGTGTACTCGTGCGTGCCATTTCATTTCCTATGTTGGTTCGATTTCCAACTCATTTGTTGTTTCTGGTTCTAAAGATGTAGTGAATGATATTGCAACCACTATTTTACTTTTATCACCATTCTTAGTTAAAGTTTCAACTGTATTGATGTTAATGTAAGGTAACCACGTAGATGTAGCTTTTCTGACTTCACCCTCTATTTTTTCGGGTAAGCTTTCATCTATTTGTTCAAAACATAATTCTCTTAGCCTACTACCAAATGTAGGATTACTAACTCGTTCTCGTAAACTAGTTAACAATAGGTTTTTTAAATTAAAGACAGCTTGTTCTGTTGAAGTTTTAGTAGATGCAAAATTATTATTCCCATCAGATTTTAAAGGTAGTTGTAATCCAACGTATGTTCTAGGATCTATATCTATTTCTCTAGCACTTCTAGTTGGCATTATCCAAGCCCTCCTTGTTTCTTCTTATTCAAAGCTTTCATTAATTTACTATAATCTTTTGTCAATGCATTCGTTACGTGTTCTGGTACTTGGTCAACTGACACTCCAGCTTTCTTTATTGTATCCACAGCTGCTAATTCTCGTTTACCTTCATCTGATTGTCCGTAACCCATTAACTCTTGCATTTTAGACCTATCAAATGTTCCCCCACTTAATGTTGGATATTCTTCCATATCACTTTGTTGTTTACTCAATGCAACCGTTTCATTCAGAACATCATTTAAAGTTTTATTATTTGTATACTTTACTTTTTCTTTAGGTTCTGATATTTGTGGTATAACATCAGTTAGTTTTTGTGTTGAAGTTTTTTGTTCCTTTATAAATATCTTCTTAACTTCTTTTTTTACTTCTCTACGAACAACTTCTTGTATTACTTTTACAAGGTCTTTCTTAGTCATGATAACTCCTATATTGTTTTTACTTTTGTACTTAATAATTTTCCTGGTGAATTTAATTTTGTATTTAACACTCCG